TCAACCAGTGTCAAACTAACATCCTGCCATGTGACGGCGCCTGGATAGAAGAAAGTATGGTTGAGATATTTGTGCTCTGCGGCATTTACCGTAAAAGAAGGCTTACTAACCGTTTTTGCATACCAGAGAGCTGCTCCCCCCTGCTGTGCCTGAATTCCTTGGAACTCCACGGTGAATCTAAATTTTCTTTTAGGATCTTGAAGGGCGGTATCTTGACCGAAATTTGTTGACCAGAATGGCATTAGTTGGAACTCCTGTTATCTATATTATATAGTGTTGCGAGGGGTTTTATCCCCCCATCTTTCCTAATCATCGAATGAAGCCCCTGTCGAAGCGATCACAAAGTCGATTGCGATATATTCGATAGCTCTTGCGGGTTTCACCATAATCTTGGCATACATGACGTTTTGATCGATTAGATCTGGCGTCGTGGTAGACTCATCAAGAATCAACTTGTAGTCTGTGATACCAAAATCAACTTTTGTGTTGGCAAGAAGCGGCTCAATCAGAGATTTGAACCGGTTCCATGTTGCTTGGACATTTTGTTCGAAAAGGACCTGTGTTGAAAGGATAGAGATTTGCTTCTTGAGGTAAATCACCATTCTTCTAACGTTGATCCTATCGAGTGCGCTTGCGCGCTCTTGGAGGGTTTTCTGTCCAAATACCACGATTCCACTAGATGGGAACGAGGCAATAGGGTTAATGCCAGCTTCATATAGAGTATCTCTATTCTTCGAAGTAAGCTTCTCGGTAACTCCCGTGATTGGGATACCGGCGGCGCCTTCAGAGAGTCCACCGCGATTAAATCCTGCTGGGGCAAACCAGACTTTGGATTTCTTCTCGGAACTTGCAAGAACTCCCATCATTGCGACACTTGGCGGAATCCACAACATTTGACCAGTTTGGTCGCGTGTTTGAACCCACGGGTAGAAGGTTGCACCATAAGAGGAGTCAATTCTTCTGTCTTTAAGTGAGCTAGCAGCATTTACCGGAGTAGTTCCGATTCTGTTGCTCTTGTCAGCGTAATACTGCTCTGAAGCAGGGAAGTAAACATCTGGCAAGTCAATCAGTGCCAGCGCGTCTCCACGAGCCTCACACATGTTAATCATGCGTTCAGTAAGAGTCTTATTGGTGAGTCCCGGTGCTGCCACAAGGTTCATGTCCAAAGTCTCTGGATCTGCGAGTGTATCAATAGCTCTTGCATATGTGTGATATGCATAACTGTTATCTTCAGTAGCTGCCGATGTCATACCTCTGTTATAGAGAGGATCTGGCTTCGTAATGTCCCAGCCATCGAATCCGCCCCAGAAGGGAGCAGTAAACTGGTTCATGCCGGCATCAAGCAGCGCGGTATAGGAACCAGTGCTGACAGCCCTTTCGTCGGCGCGTGAACCTGAAATATAGTAGTATTCGCCATTGGCAGTTGTAAGAATGTTATCCAGTGAGAAAACGTAAGACCAGTTATCAACACCAGTTGTGGAGTTGACAGCAGCCAAAGCTCCGCCGGTTCCATTCGTTGGATCTGCTGGGAAGGAAGAATAAAGCAACCTGTGCCAGTCGTTAACACTTCTATCATAACGTGTAGAACCTGCGCTTGAACTTGGAGTTCTAACGGTTGACCATCCCCAATATGCGTCAGTGGGGTTGGAAAGTCCACCAGCACTGGCTGAAAGACGCATGCGGTCTTTCGGGAAGTTGAGGGAAGCGGTTGCGGGGGTTAGGCACCATCCGCCAGTAGGAGCGTTGGATGATGTAACTACTGAGATAAAAGGAGCCTCTCCTTTTACGGTACCACCGAACTGCTGGTTGACTGTGCCGGCGCCCGGTAAGCCTCCGGAACCAATGAGAAATGGTGAAGTTTCACCGAGCTGACCAATTCCATGTGCAGCAGAGGAACTCACAGATGAGACCCCTCTAAAGCTTGGTGGCCCGAAGAATCCAAATGGAAGATATAATGAGTTGGCGCTGCCTTGTTCAACAGCCTCGTTAATCTCTACATAAACAAAGTCAGATTTGTTGTCGTATTCTCCATAAGTCTTCAGACGGCGTTCGTTTGAGTCCCAAGAAGTATATTTGGTACCAATCTTGCGACCGATATAATCGGGAGAAGTAGGATCCAAAGTACAGTTATCAAAGCGTTCGATTACCGTAACCTTGTTATCGGAATCGCGGACGTCTCTCAGAATAACAGAGAATGTTCCGTAATCAGAAACTCTAGAGCTTGATTGACGAACCTTGCCAATCGATACCTTTACGTTCTTCTGCAACCACTCACCGTGGCCGCGTCCCTTGAGGCGGAATAGTTTCTGCTGGGCAGCCGGAGCGTAGTTAGCTGCGTCTCCGCTTAGATCCTGACCAATAAACCAACCAGCAACAGCTTCGCGTGAAGCCTGCTTCATGTCTTGCGGTCCAGTTCCGGTTGAGCCACTGAGCCCAATGCCTAGGATAACCCCTTGAAGGCTCGTGTCAGTGGTGAAATTGAGATCGCGTAATTCTTGCTCAAAGGTCTCTCCAACCCAGAAGTCCTGCAATGAGGCACTTGGGTAAAATCCTCCTGCGAGGAGTTGAGGGTTAGTGTTGAGCTTTCTGCGCACAAAGTTGGCGCCGTCGTCATTAAAGTTAAACTTGAATTCTTGTTCACCATTCAGGGTTCCGGTGACAACAATGTTGAACAGCCCGTCTGAGTCTGTACCTATCAAAACACCTTGTTGTGTGATACTACTTCCGCGTCCAGCATCCGGTGCAATGGTTGGCACACCCCCAAGGCTAAGAGGAGTTCCCTTAAGAGATATCGAACCCGTGTTCATATAGAAGATGGCTGCTAATACAAGATCGTTATTAGCTGCTGTCAGATCCGCAACCGTTCCCGATTGACAGACCCAGAGACCGTAAGCGCCACCAACCAATGCGGGGTTAGTGCCGAGATCTTGAGATGTTTCCCAACCTGCACCTGCGGCGCCGCCAGCAGAGCCACCGGTTGCAGTCTGTTGACCAAGCAAGCGCATGTAAGTAACTGGTGCGACAGATGGCTGTAGGAATGCCTTCGCGGCGTATGTGCCGTACATTGGCGATTGGTAGTTTCCATCACGGTAAACATCGTTAGCGCCGCCGGCGCCTGGTACGGTATCTCCGAACGCCTGAACAAACTGCGAATATGATTCGACTTTGATCGGCTGCATGGCCAGACCGCGAGACGATCGACCAATAACTACTGGTCCGATTTCTTGTGGGTTTTGTGGGCGAAAGGAATTGTCAATTTCATTGACAAAGACACCCGGCGATACAAATTTAAAACTTTTTACTGACATGTTGCTTAGTCCCTCTTGTGATGCGTGCAAGATTGTATTATAGTGCAATCATAGATAAATAGTGTGGGTATGGTCGAAAAGCTGAAAAAGGACCCTGAACTAAGCAGAAAAAAGCCCACTGTGTTCAGGAACTGTCAGAGAACCACGGTACCTCGCCTGCTGGCATCTCTCTTTCGGAAGGAAACTGATATTCTACCGTATTTTCATCAATCCTAACGATGGGCCTATCATCATTCTTTCCCTCGCCAATAAGATAGCCTAGAACCTTGATTGTAATCTCGGTAGTAAACATCCTCATCTCTTCTGCGAGGTTTGACACGTTGTTGCTTTGTGCAAAGCTCTGATCAATGAACGCCTCGTATAGGTGTCCGTTTCGGCGCATCACAAAGGTGTTCGCCTGTCCGGTGCGAGCCATGAACGGGCTGACTAGCGTGTTCATCTGCTGTTGGTATTCGCTCTTAATCACTATCTTATAGTCAACATTAACATATACTGGGAGTGGGATTGACAAGGTTTGGACCACTACCTTCTTGTTCTTTCTCGGATAATATGGTTGTCTCTTTACTTCTAAGTTTGTGCGAGTATTGCCTACGGTGGCAAAGTTACGAGTCTTATCAGGAACTATTCTTTTCGCTAATACAAATCTCCCGGAACGTCCGTTTTTATCTTTCGAATAGTAGTTTGCTTGGAACACCCCACGCTTCGCAGGATCTTTGGTAATACCAGTCCTTTCAACACTTATAATTGGGAGTTTAAGAGCGCCTCCATCATCTCGGAGATCTTTCTTGTGCTTTATTTGATATGCTCGCTCTGGCACCTGCCATATAACAGGTACTTGAGTGAAGCCTTCGTTAGTGTGGGCTTGTAGGTCTAGATCCTTCTTAAGCCACGATACAAGGGAGAAATCAATATTCTCGATTGTAGAGGCCAACATACCCACTTCTTTAAGTGTGAGTTGCCCATCCTCTCCCTCTGGGAGCATTGCAAAGTCAAAGTTATCAGGTAGCATCGAAAAGCCCCTTTCTTGCGCGCTTGCAAACTGCATGCACTTCAAATGTTTGGTCGACCTGTCCGAACAGCTTCTTGGGCTCAGATAACTTAACTATTTCATAATAGAAGTCACCGTACAGTACAAAATCGCCCTCGCGAACGAACAAGTTTTGATCTTCAGTCAGCCGGCGCTTATGAAAATGTACATTAATCTCCCACGACTTGTCGATTCCTGCATTCTCCAAATATGTCGTTTCAAACTGCGTGAAATCAACCAGTGCATATACTCGGACTGGGGGGAGGTAAGTTTTCTCTATTGCTTCGCCATATAACTCGTGGAAGTCGGTCGTTTCGAGGTCAATCGGATAATAAAGGATCTGTTGTCCAATGACCTTTTCAATTAACTCGTCATTTACCTGCTTGACAAGATTTCGCTCTTTCTCTCCCAAAAACAAGGGAGGAGGTGGAGCAGGTGGCCTTTTCCATTCGTTATCTGACATTTATCTAGCCCACCATGATTGGAAGGGGCGAATATTTTAGCGTTTCAGTTGTGGCTTCAGCCTTCTCTTGATCGTCCTTTGCCAATTGTACATATTCCATCTCTTTGAGTAGCTCTCGGAGCTTGTCTCTTAACGAATCTTGTTCAGCTTTAGCTTGTGAAAGCAGATCCGCGTGATTTAACGTAACTGATTCGCCCGGAATTGGAATTGTGGTGAACTTTCCTCGGATTTGTCCCAGCATCTCTTTGCAGAGTGCTAGCGAATACTTGCGAATCCATTGTTTACCAATGGCGTTGATGTTTTCGTAAGGAATGTTGCCGAACGGGGCTGTATTAATGTTGTTGATGCCGTCGACACTGCCAGATGGTCCGGCTCTGCCTTCCCATGCGTTGTCTTCTACATAAAACTGAACCCAGATACGGCTCATTTCGCCAAGACCCCAATAACTAGGCATTGGAAACAAGCGCAATCTACCATCGATTAACTCATATGAGTAGTTTGATGTTCTCGTCCTTAATGAATCTTCATACATGATGGCTTGCATCTTGTTTTGCCATGTAGGAATGACTTCAAACGTCGAATCATCTGAATATTGTCCGTATGTCGACATATTACCGACAACACCTACACCGCCGTAGTATCCATAGAAGCGCCACATTGCACGAGGCGAACGGAAGAACACCTTGGTAACGTTAATACGCTTATTGTTGACTTTTCCGGCATAATCGACCGCAATACCGCCATCGTCCACACCAGAGTCGGATGCATCCACAATGATCTGTCGAATGTCATAGTCCTGCTGCCCTGTGGCTGGCGAAAAGGATGCTGAGTAGTACCTGACGTCTCCACCCATGCCAGCATACGATGTAAGCCCGTCTGCGATGTTTCTCGCTGACTGAAACTTGAATTTTGGGTATTTGAGTGCCACATGTGTGCCGCTTAAGCTCGAAGATAGCGGACTGGCAACCATGTCGCCCAAGTGGTTAAATGTACCGGTAGTGTTGCCCAGCATTGTGCCGAGGGCATTTTTACCTTGATGGAGGTTAATAATATATGAGTATTCTAATACTGCTTCTTCGTAAGCTGCGTATACGTTTGACGGGGTTAACTCAATGTCAACAACATCGCCACCAAGCTTCTTATATACATAGGCTACCTGAGCAACCGCGCCTGTAATGAACTCGGCTGAGCCAGTATAAGCTCCAAAGGGAAGTGATGTCGCGACTTTGATCGCACTTCCGGTCGATGTAAGTACAATGGCGCTAGTTGTCGATAGTGGTTGAAGATCAGTTGGCATATATAGAAACTCCTGCTGTAGTAAGTAGTCTTTTATGTCTAAAGGATCCTGCCCGGGTTTGGAAAAACGAAAATCTCAAAAAATTGGGGGCAGTATTTTTTAGGATACTGGCTTTTTCATAAAAGAAAACCCCTGCCAAATAACTGAATACTTGACAGGGGTTTTAAATTTAGCTACTGATTATTTATCAGGCGCCTGACTCACCGAGCATACCTCGGACGATAACCAAACCGTAGAGGTCTGGACGAACCATCTTCTTGGCATAACGAGTCATCACACCCTTGCGAGGCACGAAGTCTTCTGGTCCAAAGATGGTAGGAGTGGTTTGCAGTGGCACATAAGGTGCGTATACATATCCAGATTCAAGGAAGCTGGAACCACGTCGACCGACGAGAACCACGTTTCGGAGGAAGTATGGGTCAACAATGACGTCAAACTTCTTAGAAAGTGATCCAACCTTAACAGCGCCAACGGAACCCTTCTCGTCATCTGCAGTAACAGATGCGCGGAATCCGGCGGTGAACTCAAGGATGTTGGCAACCTCTGGGGAACAAACGATGAAGTTTGCGCCACCACGAAGAGTCTTGCGGTGGATTTGAGCAGAAACATCATTGATTGTCTCAATGAGGGTCTCATACCACTCGCTGACAGTACCGGTGAAGTCGGGAGCCTTAGTAGACGCACCAATCTCGGCACCAGTTTCGCGGTTGAGGAACATACCAGGAGAACGAGCCCAGTAGTATGTTGCAGCCGTTGCACCATTTACAAGGTCAGCGAGGATCTCACGGTCGATCTCAAGAGCAATCTGCTCAGAAAGAATCGAAGTAAGTTCTACCTCTGCATCCAAGTTGTGGTAAGCGTTGAGGTCTTGACCCAATTCGGGTGTCCACTTCGCTTTCAACTTCTTGGTCATCGCTGTGATAGCGATACTGTCGACCTTGATGTCAATCTCTGGAATGCTGTCTTGGTTTTCAAGACCCCATTCAACCTGACCAACAATCGAACCCATCGCTCCACCGTTTACGAGGTCATCAGTTTGAGCCCAAGACAGAGTGTTCCTCGCATTGACCATTGCTGCAGCAACGGCGGCGCCGAACTGAGCTATAGTTCCGTAACCGGTTGTACCTACCGCGTTGTTGAGCGCACCATTACTACCGGTACCTACGAAGACAAGCTTCACTCTCGGAGTAGTTGAACCACTAACTAGCTCAGTATGTCGACGAATTAAGCGTGCCTGTGCTACATTTCCAGCACCACCTTCTAAAACTCCGTTTCCTTGCGAGGAAGAAACACTGAGGGACTGTGGACCATCCATCTGAACTTGATCGAGCCTACTTTGAAGTAGTGTAACAACAGCGATAGCTGTCGAACCAGACACAAAGTCAACGTCGAAGTTAACTGCTTTATCAGTTTGTTCGTTCCAGCCTACAATCCCAACTTCTTGGGCAGTTACACTTAGAGTACCGGCAGCCTCAAGTACAGAAGCCACTCCAGATCCTGTTGGAGAAGAATACCCGTTGTTCAGGTTGTA